TTCTCCCTGACCCTTCTCGTGGTTATAGAGAAACTCCCTGCGTACAAAACATTTGACTGGTGGTATGTTAGCTACTAGGAATGTCATTTCTCTTGCGCCTTTCTTAGTATTGCTCTAGCAAAATCTATTTGCCAACCCCAACGTAAATTACCACATTCCATATAAAGTTCGTTTATTTCCTCATCTGTTAGTTCTTTTACTTTTAATTTTCTTGTTGGATGGGTATAAAGGGGAATGTTGTAATACTCTAACCCCAACTCAATTTTTATAGCATTTGATACCGCTTCATCTTCCTCTAAACCACAAGTCCAAAATACTGGTTTATTGTTCATTTCTGAATCCTCTCCCACAACTCAGACATTGATATCCCTTTAATCTCTTTCCAACCAATGTGTATGCAGGCATACATGATGAACAGGAAGAAGGCAAAGACCACAGCAAAGATCAGCACCGCACAGGTAGCCACGAATAGAGCGAACAGATTAAGTATGGTGACAATCATAGGTGATATGTAATTTCTACTAAATCGTCTTCTTGAAAAATCATTTTTACGTTTGCAGGCCCGTGATCCTCGGACAGTGATACTTCATTCGTAAAAGGATTAATACGAACATGAGCATACCGAATTATAAGTTTAGGGGGCTGTACTGTATGTGGTTTAACCCGATACTCAATATCATCAAACCAACCTGGGGCAGGAGTTTCTACCCATTCTTGGTGTTCCGGATTAAACGCTTCTATTTCATAGCCATCCGCCCATGCTTTAATCATGTCAGCGTGTTTTCTTTCTGCCATTACTTCCTCTCCTCAAATAATTTTTTAACCACTCGATCCGCTTCCGAATTAGCCATTTCAACTGATTTAAATTGGTACCAAGCGTAGCCTAGTTTTAAAATAGCAATAGCTACAAACAAAACCCACCATTCAACAGAAGCTTTACCTTCCCACAACAAATATGCTACTAAAAGTTCAATCATTTTTTATCACTCGCAAATAGCACAACGGTTAAAACAAACAAAGAAATAATAAGTAATATTTTTTCTGTCCAATATCTACGATTAAGCACTCTTGGGTCATGTATTAAATAAGATTGAAGCTCTAACATATCTACATCTTCTTCGACATATTTAGGAGGGACGTAATACTGCCCGATCTTAACTTTGCCCGTGTTGTATGGAACGTTAAAAGTTGGGCGGGAGTACGAAATTGGTCGTTTAGATTTAGCCTTCATAATTAAAGCTCCCAGTTATTTTCCGCAAGATGTTCACAAACAGTCTCTTCTATATCTTCCATGATCTTAGGACAAGAAGCTACAAGTTCATAAATACTAATGCCGTCAACAGGCATCTCGCATCGAACCCGCACATCCTCAATGCTTACACTAGCCCCACACTCAGGCTCTGGTGGACAAAAAGAACCATAAATGTCACATTCTGTGTCGACCACATACATTGTTGTTAAATAGCTATCAGTCATTTTTTCTTCCTTTCTACTTTCTATTCGATACATTACTCTTTGCTGGAATGCAAGTCAAGTAACTTTTGCCACCTCTTAGGACCAAGGATTGCAATGGCATCAAAGCATATTGGAATTAATGTAGTTAATTTAGTAATTTCCTCGTGCTGTATAAAACCTTTAGATACATTGTCTAAGATCACCATGGCCTCGAGCCGTGATGTTTCAACCATGTTTAACCATGCTTCTGCGTCTTCGTCACTCATTTTTTCTTGGTTTTCCATTACGACCCCTGTGGTATCAATTGTTCATAGGCAGTATCAATCAACCAGGTCATCTCACCACCAATCGTGCGGTTGTCAACTTGAGCCATAGCACAGAGTTTTTTGTAGGCTTCCCTACGAATAGCTACCCCAACCCAACCTCGTTTAGAGGGTGAAACTGGCTTCTTTACTACTTTTTTTATTTCTTCCATATTACCTCCTGTATCGAATTATATAATACAAATTACTTCTATGCAAGTTATTTAGCCTCGCCCCATGATGGGCCAATTTCTACATCCACCCTACTAGGAACTTCTAGCTTGGCAGCATCAACCATAATTTGTGCGGCTTCTTTTGCTTTTTCTTTGTTTAAAACAGAAAGAGCAATTTCATCATGCACTTGCAAAAGAACGTGATAACCTGCTTTGGATAAAGCTACCATGGCAGCTTTGGTTTGATCCGCAGCAGAGCCTTGAATTAGCCTGTTTAATCCTTTGTAGGTATACGCTCTTTTAATCCTTTGACCATACTCAATGATTGCCTGTTCTCTGGGTAAAGCTTTATTGACCCCCCACTCTTGGGGTTCCCACAAATTAAAACGGCACTTACGACCTAAAAGAGTACGAATTGTGCCGTTAGCAGCGGGATGATCTATTCGTTTCATTACTGCATTTATTGTGCCCCGCAAAAAAGGTACATTCAAATGAAACTTTTTAATTAAATCATCCGCTTCTTCAAGTTCAAGACCTAGGCTACCTGCCATCTTTGCTTTGCCCATACCATACATTAAGCCTAGTCCAATGGTTTTAGCCTCTTTACGTCCAATACCTGCCATGTCTGCTACCATTTTGTGGAAGTCTACCTCGTCATCTTTACGATAACCATCAGCGGCTACCTCAGATCCTGGAAGGTCCAAGAGGCACGCATAATGCACAAGAAGTCTTGGCTCTTGCTGTGAAAAATCGTTTGCAGCCCACAATTCCCCTTCTTCCGGTAAAAAAAGGCTTCGAACAAGGGGCCCAATTACTTCGTGACGGGCAGGTACTTGCTGTAAGTTAGGGTTAGCCATCGACAATCTTCCTGTAATAGTGCCCCCATCATCCGAACGCATTTGATTAACGTGAGGATGTATCCTGCCATCGCTTTTTGAGTAGTCTAAGTAAGGGGTTAAAAATGTGCCGTAAGTCTTGTTTACTTCCCGAGTTTCGACAATCATCTTTGCCACAGGATGGTTTACATTATCTAAAAAGTTTTTAGTAAAGCTAGGAGCACCTTTGTCAGTTTTAAAATAAGGGATAGATAAGGTATCAAACGCTTTAGCAATTGAATCAGCAGCCCAAACCTCAATGTCCTTGCCTACAATACGCTTAAGTTCTTTTTGTAACTCCTTCTCCCGTTTTTTAAAATCAACAATTAATCTTTCACACTTGTCTCTATCAAACCGAATACCTTTATTGGTTAGCTCAATTAACACGGGTAGTAAATCTGTTTCTATTTGAAAAATAGACTCAAGTTCTTCTTTACGAAGTAAAGGCTTAAAATGTTGCCAAAGTTTGAGAGTTAAAGAAGCATCTTGCTCTGCATATGCCCCTACATACATAGAAGGCAGTTTCCAAAGTTCTTTTTTAGGATGCACATTAAAGTCTGCAGCGGCTTGCCGAAGACCTATCTCAGATTTAGTTTCTTGCAGGTAATCAAAACCAAGAGCATTTAAAGAATAAGAAAAACGATTCTCGTCCAAAATAGGAGCGGCGAGCATCGTATCAATAATTCGACCACTAACCTCAAATCCTGTAGCTCTTAACCAGCCTACGTCATAGGCGGCATTGTGCATGACCTTGTCTGCATTTGTGGCTAAAACTTCTTTAATCCATCGCTCAACTATCTTCTTATCTAGATTACCCCCACCCGCATGGTCTACGGGGTAGTAGCCACTCCAACCGTCTACTGCTACGGCATAGCCAACAATGTACCCATCTTTACGGGGCCAACCTGGTCCAAACGATTCCATATTAGGATCGCAGGTTTCTAGGTCAATAGCAATCTCGGTTGCGTGAGATAAATCTGGGAAAGAGTCAGGTGGGCACCACTCTACTTGCACTGGGAATAAAGACGCTGTGCTCATATTTGAAATCCTTTTTCCGAATTTTTTGGCAAAATAATATGTAAACTTTTTTTCGCACGAGTAATTCCAACATAAAACAGGCGATGAATAGAATCTGGGTTTTCCACATATTCTGTGGCAAAGCGAGAAGAAAGGTCCGTGAGCAGAGCTACATGGTCTGCTTCGCCTCCTTTTGCTCCATGAATTGTAGATAACTTCACAGGCAAATTACCTTTAAGTTTACGTCCACGACGCAATGCGGCAATAATGTAATCTCTTTTATCCTCAGCAATTTTTGTCAAAGCTTCGTGCCAAATTGCATCTGTCTTTAACCCATATTTTTCTTTTAATGTAACTAGAGTGTGCAACTCATCAGGCATAGCGTTGGGTAATTTACGATAACCTCTGGTTACTGCATTACCATCAAGATAACGATAAACAACTAAAGCAGCATCTGTATAAATAGATCCCCCTTTACGTAGCTGTTCCCAAGAGAAAACAGCCTCTATCACTGTTTCTGAAATAGAACGTTGACCGTGACGTTCGTAAATAATGCCAAGACTTTTAAGCCACGTATGCACTTCATTAAGTAAATAGTTAGTGGAGGCAAGTACAAGCCACTCTCCCTCGCTCATATCTACATCTTCAAAACGCCGATAAGTCTGTACTGCTCCTTCAAAGTTTCGTGGTTTCCATTCTTTAACTTGACGTTGTTTAATTCTCTGCACAACATCTTCTGCTACAGCATGTATTTTTGCGGGGACTCTCCAAGACTGTTGTAAAACGGTTACAGTGCCTTGAAAATTTAAAAAAGCCTCTACATCTGCACCAGCCCAAGTAAACACAGCTTGGTCATCATCTCCTGCAATATAAACTCGTTTAGCTTTTGTAGTTAATATTTCAACTAAATTCCATTGCAAACGATTTAAGTCTTGAGCTTCATCTATGATGATAGCCTCAAATTCAGGTATCTTTTTTGGCTCGTATATAAGATGTTCAATTAAATCTGTAAAGTCAATTAAGTTACGAGACTCTTTGTAATGACGATAAGTGCGCTCAACATATTCAAAATGATGCCACTCAATACCAAGGTTGCTACGGTTGTAATAAGCCCTTAAATCCTCGCCCCTGATACGAGCAATATTAATTTCAGAAAGAATTGGATTCTCAGGCTTAACCATAAAGTCTTCTTCGCCCATTTCTGTGTTAATTTCAATTCCTGTTTCTTTACTAAACTCTTTATAGTTTTCTACCTTCATCATGTCGCTGGTAGAAATATTTAAACAGCGAAAAGCTAGACTGTGCAGGGTACGAAACCAAGGAAAATCTGATTTAGCATTTAACAAAGGAAACTTTTCAATTGCTCGAGTTCGGGCTTCGTTAGCTGCTTTTTTGGTAAAAGAAAAATACCCAATACTTAATGGTGATACACCATTTGTAAGTTCTTTTTGTACTACGTCAAGCAGGTAAGTAGTTTTACCACTTCCGGGCGGTCCAAAGATTTTATTAATATGACTCAAAAAGGAGAGCCCTCTCTCATTTCTGAGGTTTTAAATGGGGCATCTTGCTTCTTAAAACTAGCCACGGACCAACAACGCACAGTGCGGCCTTTTAAAAACAAGGGCACGGGACTGCCCCCAATATTACGTAAACGTTGTGCCATTTTAGGTGCGGTAAGACCTGTAAAATTATTACGTTTTAAATGGGACTCGAGATCCTTAATCCTAAAATAAGTTTTTCCATCTTCGTCAGATGCCCAAGGGCGACCAAGTAATAGTTCATCTCGGTCCATTGCTTGTTGCATGTGTGTGCAAAATTCTTCTAATAAATCCATAAATTTGCCTGTAATACTTGTATCTTCTGATGCCTCTGTAATTTGTTCTGTTTCAACCATTTCTTTTAACAAGGCATTTAATAGACCTTCCCAATCTTGCTTACGTAAGGTAGGAGGTAAAAGATTTAACTTTTCAACGCAGGACTTTTGAAATGCTGTTTGTACAAAAAGGCTGTCTGTATCAAGTTCAACTCGATTTCCGTTGACGTCAAGGAACCATAGTGGAGGCTCTGAAGCATACTTTGAAAGCGAACTGAGTTGGGGAGCGTCAGGGCCGTCACCGCCAATACCATGCTTCCTTGTTCGGCACAGTCCCGAGTTACAGAAGGAGTTGAGTGGCGCATCTTTGCACTTATAACGGTAATCTTTCTTACCAGCTTGTTTTGTAATGAGCTCAAGTTCTTTCATTCCTAAAGGTGGAGTCATGTATTTGATGTTGTATTCCATGAGCTTGTCTTCCCAACCCACCGGATATGCTTTCTTAAGATAAACTCCGATGGCAAAGAGGCCATTATTGCGGGTACCTTCGGGGAACCCTTGAGTGCATAAAGCTTGTAAACACGGTGGACCATCCTTAATCGGATTGTCCACTTCTTTCGGAGCCTCTGGTATCGACAGCGGCGTATCTTGGACGTTTGATTCGTACAGCTCATAGAACTCTGAAAGAGTCGCAGCACTCCCGTCAAATTTGATGGCATAGCGTGTTCCTTTATCTCCTGCAAAGTAAGGCAAGTTTAAGAAATTACCCGTGTCGCCACGGTCTACTAATATCTCAGATTGTTTTGGAAAAATCTCTCGCCCTGCTTCTCCTAATAAAGCAGCACAAGCTTTTAAATAGTTTTGCATTAGGCGTGCAGCTACAGGTTCTTTTACAAATAAAAACACATGCGCACCACCTGATTTGCTACGACATACAACTAAAGGCAGATTTAAATCTGCAATCTTTTTAACAAGAGCGTGATGGTCAAGGGGATACTGATCAATATCAACACAACCCCATACACAAGTATTATCAGCACGAATAGGAATAATGCCAAGGCTAGGCTCAATACCATCCAAATGGTGACTCCATAGTTCATCCACTGGTGGTTGTCGTACCACCACTGCCTTGCCTGCTTGTTTGCCGTCTTCACGTGACTTTTCAACTCGATAGGTGCCATATGCTATGTCTAATCCTTCGAATATAGTTTTAAATTTTGCGATGTCCGCCATTTATCTTTCTCGGTAAAGGGTGGGGTACTCGCTACGCCTAGCTTGATCAGTATGTGAATTCCTGTCTTACTAGTATCCGCTTTCCCCCTAAAACTATTAGAAGGGTACTGCTTCTCCTACTGTTTCTTCGTCTTGATGTTTTACCTTAACGTCGCCATTACCTATAGATGAGGCAAAAGTTTTTGCAGCTCCATAAATATTTGCATCTTCTACCGAACCTACTCTTTCAATCTCCCATCCATACCACTTGCCTTTGTCATTTGACTCGGCTTGAGTGGTAAGACGATATATTTGACTATACATAGGGGGAGTATATGGGCCATTTACGCCCATTAATTTAGTGCTCATCATCATGCTGTTCCATTTACGGCTCTTTTTAAGCTGTGTAGAACGCATAACAACAAGAGCAGGCGTTGGTATTCCATCCTCTCCAAGCACCATTACGTAGTGATTAGCAGTGTTCTCGATATAGTTACCATTATCAAGATAGTCCTTATTGTCACCCGGCTCACGATGCGTGTGAGTAAGAATATCACTTGTTGCAGGGTGAATTGTTACAGGAGCACCACTTCCTGAGCCCCTAGGAGCCCACTCAATGTATTGACGCACATAAGCTGTAGGGATTACAAGCAAACCCTTTTTACCATCATACAGTGCATTAGTAACACTATTAAGCACCATGCCCGGTGAAGCACCTTGCAGTTCTCCAATTTCGGGTGAAGTGTTTGTCAATAACTTTAAAAAAGGTAATGCAAAATCTTCTTGTGTCATGCCTTTGAAGCCTGAAGAAGCATCTGCTTCAAAATTAGAAGAAAGTGCTACCGCTGTGTTTGTTTCTTTTGTTGATAATTCGCTTTTTGCCATGTTCTTGATCCTTGGTTCATGCTGATTTAATAGTTGCCTTTTGACCTATGTAAGCGCCAAAAAGCTCTGTCGGGAACTCGTTACCTTGTTCCGTCATCTCTCGAACCCAAGCTTTTAAAGTCTGTGGTTCAATTTTCTCCGTTTGCTCAACAGGATAGCTTTGCGCACGAAGGAGATTTAGTAGTGAATCGCACAATTCGTCTTCACCACGACCAAATCGTACGGACACTGTATTTTTAATGATGTCATCAAAGCCGTGTTCTCTAAGCCATTCAAAAGCCTCAGAACGGCGTGCCTCTGGCACAGAAGCCCCATAAAATGGTTTTACGTCTATTTGTGACCCATCTGCCATCTTAAAAGATTTCATACCAAGCTCGTGCAAAGCTGCTGGGATGGTTTCCTCCAACAACTTACGCATGGAGTCTTTACGCTCTTTGACTACTTCTTCAAGCTCATTAATTTCTTTTTCAAGCACTTTGGCACGCTTAGCTAAGCCAGCAATACCAGCAAGCTGATCGTCTTTAATAGTTAAAGCGCCAGCATCCTTCTCAAATATATCAGATAAACTCATCTAATTCTCCTTTCTCATGCAGGTCAATCAATACTGGATAGTATCTATTCTCTTTCCTGCTCCACTTCAACATCTTTAAGCGCCCGTTATTTAGTTCTGAGGCAATCGCACAGGCGATACCGATTGCAGCAGGATCTCCAATAAGAAGTAAAAAATCCTCATCAGAAAATTTACGTAGTTTACGGCTTATGCGCCGCACAGTAGGACCGGGTGAAAACGCTATCTGCGATCCCGAGGGTAATAATACTTCAATCTTTCCAAAATCTAAAGCCGAAGTAATGTCGTGATTAATCGTTTCTTGAATCACATACACGGTAGACATAAATTCCTTTCTAATTTCTTAATTCGTAGATATACTATACACTAGTTTTAAAAAGTTGCAACATTTAAGAAAGAAGAATATATGAGTGACCCTTACTTAATGGATTATCCATTTAAAAATAAACCTTTTTTACATCAGCGTGCTTACCTAGAACGCTTTTGGAATAAGGACAAAGCTGCTTTGTTTGCCGACATGGGAACAGGGAAAAGCTTTATGCTAATTAATAATATTGCCATGCTCTACGACCAAGGTAAGATTAATGGTGCAGTAATTGTTGCACCTAAGGGAGTATACAGAAACTGGACAGGGATAGAAATACCAAAGCACATGCCTGAGCATGTTCGCTTTCATATGGCTATCTGGAGCCCCACTCCCCGTAAGGCTGAGGAGGAATCTCTTGATAAATTATTTGACATTACAGATGATTTAAAAATCTTTGTTATTAACATAGAAGCCTTTTCTACAGACAAAGGTGCAAAGTTTTGTAATCGTTTTGTCTTAGCGCACGACACGTTTATGGCTATTGATGAAAGCACCACAATTAAATCGCCACAAGCACGGCGGAGCAAGAACGTACTAAAAGTTGGATCGTTAGCAAAAGTAAAACGAATTGCAACAGGTTCACCCGTAACAAAATCTCCACTTGATTTATTTCAACAATGTGCTTTTTTGGGCTACGATTGTTTAGGGTTTTCTAGCTATTACGCTTTTCAAGCTAGATACGCTAAAACCATTGAGCGTAACCTTGCTACACATAGCTTTAAACAAATTGTAGGATATCAGAGAATTGAAGAGTTACAAGAAAAACTTGTTAAATTTTCTTTTAGAGTTCGTAAAGAAGAATGTTTTGATCTTCCTGACAAAACTTTTGTAAGACGAGAGGTTGAACTTACAGAAGAACAAGCTAGGGCTTATAAACAAATGACTTTAATGGCTTTAGCTACTTTTGAAAAGGGCATTACCTCTACCGTTAATGCTCTTACCCAAATTATGCGTTTGCAGCAAATTGTGTGTGGTCACATAACGTTAGATACAGGGGAAATTGTATCTCTTAAAAACAACAGATTAGATGAGTTATTGGCTACAGTAGAAGAAATAGATGGCAAGATAATTATTTGGGCCTATTTTAGGCACGATATTGAGGCCATACGGCTTGCTTTACAAAAAGTGTATGGTATGAACGCCGTTGCTACTTATTTTGGCGACACAGAGGCTAAAGATAGGGAAGAAATTGTTAATCGTTTTCAAGACGAAAGCAGTGAATTACGGTTTTTTGTTGGTCAACCTAGGACAGGTGGGTACGGGTTAACCCTAACAGCCGCTAGTACTATGATTTACTACTCTAATGGTTACGACTTAGAGGTTCGCTTGCAATCTGAAGCAAGGATTGATCGTTACGGACAAACAAAAAAAATGACTTACATTGATCTGATTGCACCAAAAACCGTAGATGAAAAAATTGTGGAAGCTCTTCGCAAAAAAATTAACATTGCTAACGAAGTAATGGGAGAGGAATTAAAAGCGTGGCTTATTTAATTAATACATTTAAACGTTATAAATATGAGTCTTTAGAACGTAAAGATTTACCAGAAGGCCGTAAATACGTAACAGCAGCAGGCGAATTTTTACCTTCTGTAACTACAATTTTAAATGCTACAAAGGATAAGTCTCACCTTGAAGCGTGGGCTAAGAATGTGGGTCAGGAAGAAGCAGATCGTATTAAAAATGAGGCTGCTTTGGTTGGTACGCATATGCACGGATGCTTAGAACGATTTATAAAACATCGCCCTATAGAAGTGCCTACTTCCTGGTTAGCGGTACGTGGTTATCGAATGGCAATGATCTTAGCTGAAACTTTTTTTCCTAATTTAAATGAAGTATGGGGATCAGAGGTAGTTGTGTATTACCCTCAAAAGTATGCTGGATCAACGGATATGGCAGGCGTATATCGCAACAAATCTTCTATTGTAGATTTTAAGCAAGCAAATAAAATGAAAAGAAGAGAGTGGATTGAAGATTACTTTCATCAGCTTGCCGCTTACGCTTTAGCGCACGACATAATCCATGGCACTGAAATAGAACAAGGAGTTGTACTAATGGTAGCTCAAGACGGACAAGTGCAAGAATTTGTGTCGGTCGGACGAGAATGGACGCAATATAAACAAAAATGGTTTTTGCGTCTTGACCAATATCTTGCTTCTTAAGTTATTGTTGTGGCTGTTGCTGTTGCTTTCTTAACTGAATTGCTTGTCCTAAGGGATCATTTGGAAATAAAGATTGGTACATTGCCGCTGCATTATTATCGGATCTTGGAGGTGGAGTAGTAGGAAGAGCTGGTTTTAATTCAGGAATTCCTTTGGTTGGAGGTGCAGGAAAACGTTGATTATATTGTTGCATTTGCTGCTGAGCATTATTAAGTTGTGCAGGAGCAGCAGGAGTAGGGGCAGGTGCAGGAGCAGGTGCAGGTGCAGGAGCAGGTGCAGGAGCAGGAGCAGGTGCAGGAGCACCTGTTGTTTCTTGTACAGGTTCTTCTTGCAGTCCTTGTGCAAGATCTATCATTGCTGCACGCCGAGGAGCGTTATATATCACTTCAGGAATATACACACCGCTTTTGCTAAAGAAGTTCTGCATCCGTTTGGAAAAACCTTCTGCAGTTTTGTCTTGGGCTTGTTGTACCAACGCTTTTGCAAAGTCTGGGTCCTCAATTGCATTTTGCATCACACGGTCAAAAATATTGTATTCTTGACGTCCAATTAAACGCATACTTAAATAAACACCCGCATCCATTGGGCTGGCTTTGTATCCCCCTGCCCCTGACATACCTCGATACAACGTACTAAGATTACGAACAGATACGCCATAAACACGTTGTAAGGCTTCATCTGTTGTTTCAAACGGCGAAGGAATGTTAGCTATTTCAGGAGAAGCTTTAATCAAACGCTCAAGTTCTCCCATCTTACGCAGATTGGATAGTTGCTCAGGGCTAAATAAATAACTAAGCGACTTGGCATTGGTTTTTTCTAAAAATTGAGAAATAGTGACTTGGTTACTAGGCTCGGCTGTTTCTTTGTAAACGGCACGGCGTAAGGCTTCCAAGCGCTCAGGCTGCCCTTCTAAAGACTTTACCAGCACTCGCATATCGGCTGGATCACGCAATACACGGGTAATCAGTTCGCTAGGATCAGCACCTTCACGAGCAGACTTCGCTATAATTTTATTTAGCTCATCATCCGCTGCAGCACGCTTACGGGCTTCAAGTTGTCCAATACGAGCAGCCACTGCTTTGCCCATTTCTAAGTCGTTAGTAATGTTTTGACGAACTACATCCGGCATAGCGTTAATAATTGCTTTATTACTGTTTATTACAGCTTGCAGTTTGTTGGGGTCAACTAATCCGTCTTTATCCAAAATGTTTTTGCTACGCAGCCAGTCCATTGATGCACGAACCATGAGATCTCTTCCCTGTTGGGTGTCTGACACTAGGATATTCATGTCCCGAAGGTTTGCAGCATTTTTAAATGCTTCGTTAATTACAGCTTCATTAGGAGTTAAAAACTCCCCCGTAGGCCGTTTTGCACCAAGAAGAATAGGTAAGTAACGCTCGTATGCACCGCCATATATGTCGTTATAGACTTGTTTAAATTCTGAGTATTCTTTACTCATCTTAGGCACAGCATCAAACAACATTTTTTCTACGTCTTTGTAAACAGCGTTAATTTTGTCTAAATCTTTTTGTGCAGCTTGTCGCCCACGCCCCGCAAATTGAGAGTCGGTAAAGCGCTGAACGGCTAAGTTTCGTGATTGGGTAGCCGCTTGCATTAATTCAATTGCTTCGGGGAAGTTAATATCAACTTGGCCTACTTTTTTAGCGAACGCCATAGCACGATCTTGCGCCGTTTTTAGCTCTGCGGGGTCAATGTCAAAAGAACGGGCCAGTAGAGTAGTTTGTTGACTTGGTTCTAAATCCGCTAAACCAGGACGTTTTTTAGTTCCAGCAGCCGGACGCATTAAAGAATCAACAATAAATCTAGCGTTGCCTTCTTGCATTTGTACAAATTTTAAATCAGCGTCTACCGCATCTTTTGCAAGTTCAGACGGCGCCATATAAGGTGCCATCGGCCCTGGGGGACTTTCAGGCCGTTTCTTTTTAGCAAGAATTTCTGCAATTTCTTTTACTAACGCATTTTCAAACGCATCTGTGCCTTTAGCTTGTTGTCTACCTTTGTAACGTCCTAATATATTTGCTAAATAAGGGCTGTATTCTTTAATGGGCCCTGTTAAAACATTGTACTTTGCAGTAATAGCATTAATGTCTTTTTCAATGTTAAATGAGGGGAATAAGGACTTGCCATCGTTGTCACGAGTAGGAAGAGGTACACCATCCTCGTCTGTAAAATTACGACGTAAGCCCATACGATCAGCTATATTACGTAAATTAAAAAAGGTGCTTTCTCCGCTACTTAAAATAGTATTACGCAGTTCATTTCCTGCTAAATTTTTATCAATAGCAGAATAACGAGTAGCAACTCGATCCGCTTCAACCGCTTTCTCTTGAGAAATTTTTTGTATTAAACCGTTTTGCAACTCTTCCGAATCTGCTTTTACTTTAAGAATTGCTTCTTCAATAGGCATGTTTGCTTTGGGAGAGAAGCGTTCAATGATGTTATCAAACTCAGCTAGGTTGTTGGCACGACGGGCAAGTTCTTTTTGTAATTGCTTTGGAGCCATATTTTTTATTAGGTTGCCCTGTTCAATTAAGAATTGAGGCAACATGGTACGCTCGGCGGTGTTTAATTTAACGCCTTGTGCTCCGAGGTCCGTGATTAGTTGTTCTGCTTTTCTGAGTGTTTCTTGGACTTCCCCTTTACTTAGAGCTTTGCCCACGGCTCGCTCTGCACGGGGAACTAACAGGTTAGCAATTGGTCGGGTAAATGGACCATACTCTCCAGCAATCTCTTTTCCAACTTCACTTAGTTTTTGCTCGGTAGGGCTTACTACTTGTTTTAAATACCGAGCAGCAATACCACTAGGGCTAACAGTAGAAGCAACCTTTGCTAAAACAGAACCACCAATTGGAGCAGCAATAGAGGCACCTAGCGGTATTAACTCTTGGGCTAATGGGCCCATTTCTTCTTCTTTTGTATATTGCTGAGCAAGGCCATATGCTCCGCCAGAAGTAATGTCTGCCGCTAGGGCTGCTTTGGGGTTTTTACGAACAAAGTCTAACGTATCTTTTGCAACCCGTTTTAGCACTCCGGCATCGGCAGCAAGTGGGGCAGCCAACTTCTGGCTTGCAGCAGCAAACCCTAAAATACCTGTAATAGGCAGGTTTGCACCTATACCTTCTCCAATTGCACGAGCATAACGTTCTTCCGCATTTATAGGAGCTCTTTCCCCTTTTCCGCCAACAGCAGTCGGAAGCGTTGTGTTAAAAAGTTTGGTTAAAGTTTGAACATTTTTTTCATCATATCCAATGGCTTTGCCAATTTGACGTACAGCAGCGTCTGGAATTGAAAACATTAAAGCATTTAAGCCCCAACTAAATTGTTTAGCAAGATCTAACGGGTCAGAGGGTATTTCAAATTTTGATTGAGGTACAGGGGCTTTGGTTCTTCCAACAACGTCCCCTACTTCTGTATCAAATATTTGCCCATCGTTTGTAACATATTTTGTCATAACTATTCCGGTAAAACCTTAGATACATTTTGTTGAAGTATCTTACCACTTTTAGTTGTTATGTAAACATTAGCATTTGGGTTTGTTTGACGAATTAAATCAAGATATGCTGTTTTGTCGTAGGGTATAGGGTCAGTTTTAGTTCCTAAATTAGGTGTGTCAAAAATTACATCTTGATTAATAAAACCTAATTGATTAGCAATAATAAATTTTTGATTTATTAGACTTGCGTTCACAGCTAAAAGTTTTTTTAATGAAACTTCAGGGCTAGAGAAGAAAGTGCTAGGTTTATCTCCAAGAGATTCCATTGCTATTCTTTGTTCTGCTACTGCTATGTTTCCACTGTCCCCTGCCCTAGCAATTGCTTTTGATGCAGTAATAAGAGCAGACTGAACTTTGGTTTTTGCTTCTGCCGCTATTAAGTTAGGATTTAAAGGTAATACGGGAACTAACACATTGTTTTTTAAATCAGCAAAAAACGCTCCAGGACCAAAAGCATTTTGTACATCTTTTAAAGTATTTTGCACTGAACTTATTGCGCTGTCTAAACCACCTAAATCACGAAATAAATTTTCTCGAGTGGTTTTATCTGTGTTCATAGTTTGAGAAGCAGGAAGAACTCTAACATAAGGGTTATTAAATCCAACAACCGTACCTTCTTTGTTTTTTACTGCTTGTGGAGTAAATCTACTGTTTAAAAAACTATTTACTACAGTTGGATTAAGCACAAAACCTAAATCATTTCCGTTTGCATCAGTGTATGAAGTTAAGCCAGCGCCTCGATCTGTAGGTGTCCTCTTTTTTAAATCAGACACCTCTTTTAATGCAGCTTCAGCCAGTACTTTTCTAATCATTCCTTCCGTTTTATCTTCAGCAGCCATTGACTGTAAGGCAGAGGTAAGGGCAGCACCTTTAACTTGAGTTTTACGAGATTGTTCTTCTGCCGCTAATTGACTAAAACCAGCGGGTAACCGTTTAAACGCATTAGCTAAAGCTAACATGCCCGTACGAGCAGGTTTAGTTGCAAACTCAAGACCTGCATCTGCTAACAAAAATAAAGCTTGAGCTGAAGTAGCTTCTTTGTCTCCTGCCATATATTCTTCAAATACTGGTAAGTTTTCTTGCATGTATTCTTTAAGGCGATTTTTTTTGCTACCTTTTTGTTGAGTAATAAGTTGGTCTACTGTTTTAGGTCCAGTGGGAGGGTTTGTACTTGTACCTACTGCACTTTCTTTTTTTTCATCTTTTACAGGAGGAGAAGCAGCAGCAGCAGCAGCAGCAGCAGGTGGTGATGAATAAATTCTATTTCCTTCTTTATCTGTGCCAATAACAGAAGGAACTTCAGTTGTTAAAACGTTTCCACGTCCTGTGCCCAACATAGGCATATTAGGAACATTTTCTCCACCACCCATGGCATTTATTATTGCTGCACCACCTGGGATAGTAGATAAGGCGCCTATTGCTTTTTGTGAAGCAGGCATATTAGCCACATAATTACTAATAGGCCGAGTAACCGTCCCAATTCGTTGTGTAAGTGATGGATAAGTTAACTCCATGCCTTCTACTGTCTTAGGACCAAACGTGCCTAATGTAGTACGACTTTGTTGAATGCTTGGCGGTGTTAACACTGGAGCCATACGATTGCCAATCATTTGGTTTGCTGCCTGAGCGTAGGGCTGAATGCGCTGCATTAAGTTTGTAGCCATTCCTGCACCCATGTAATGCTCAGGCAGACCTGTTTTTGGGTTGGTGGTCGAGCCCCCTCCCATCATTGAAAGAACTTGATGTTGTTCTGGAGTCATATGTGCAACCATTGTGTCGCCATTACGACCAGCCCCTTGAATGTAATTTGCACCCGGTTCAACTGGTCCAGAATAATTTACCCCTAGATTAAAGTTAGCCCCTGCTTGAGGAAGACTTGCAATTCCTCCTTTTGCAAAACCTTGGTAAGGGTTCATCCCATTAGGATTAGAACCCATCCCATTAGGATTAGAATTCATTATATTAAGGTTAGGGTTAGGGTTAGAACCCATCATATTAGGATTAGAACTCATCATATTAAGATTAGAACCCATCATATTCATTGAATTAGAGTTGGAATCCATTAAGTTCATTGAGCCATAACCAGGAGGATTACTTACCGAGCCACCATAAGCAAATCCTTGTGGAGGAGGCATAGAGCCTTGATTCATGGGCATCGGTTCTTGAGGCATTTGTGGAGGCATAGGAGGCATACCACTCATTTCAGGGGAGGTAGGCATTGGCGCACCTCCGAGAGATGGTGAAGGAGGAGTCATCCCTTGAGCAGGTAATGCGCCAATGCCCATAGGAGCTTGTTGCGCAAGTAACTGAGATTGAAGCATGGCTAACACCTCAGGAGGAGTTTCCATAGCTGCTTCTTCTCCAACCATTTCTGCTAACTCTTGGTATCGGGCATCAACCGAACGCATATCCCCACGAAGGTTGTTCATTAGAATTTCAGGAGATCTAGGTGAACGACGAGATACTTCATCCATCATGTCATCGTTGTTTTCTTCCATATCCATTGGTTCTTCATCATCAAATCCTTGCATGATTCCAGAACTAATTTTATCGGGCTTGTTTTCTGATGCAAACATTGCCCTTTCAAGCACCTTTGACTTCATACCTTCTCCTTAGAATATCCCAGCCCGTTTAGCGCCAGTAGCTGCTGCTAAACCTGCAATTCCTAGTCCGGCAGCTTGTTGGAAAGCACTGGGGACAGGTGCAGTAGCTGCTGTAATAGATTGTTGAGTTGTTGGAGCACCTTTATAAATATCGGACAAATAACCCAAACGTTGATAAGGCTCATAAGCTTGTTGTAATTGTGTGTTGCGTGTTGCATCGTTTTGTTGTTGAGTAAGGGCTTGTTGTTGCTGACCAATGTTGTATAAAAAATTAACGTCTTGCTGACCAAGTTGTTGAGCAGTTTGCCCAAAAGCACCTTGTTGAACGCCAAGATTTCCAAGTTGAGTTGCAGCGTTTAATTGAGCTTGTTGTTGTTGTTGCGCAGCACTTAACGCTTGACCATATCCTTGTTGCGTAGCTTGAGCAATTGCTTGATTTTGTGTTTGCATTAAATTTCTAGCTAACTCAGCTCGTTGTATGCCTTCTCGAGAACCACCAAATGCGCCAGAACGAACTGCTTGTGCTTGTAACCCTTGTTGTTGTATTGCTGCTTGGCGATTCATTTCTGCTAATTGATTTTGTAAAACTAAATTAGAGTACGGATTCATGTACTCTTGAATGTTTTGTTGATTAATGCGTTGTCCTGCTGCTTGAGTGTTTGCAGTAGCTTGTGTTACAGCTTGTGAACCTGCTGTCAAATAGGGTTGATATGCTCCTATGCCAGTGCGTGCTTTTTCAAGAGCATTAAGTTGATCTTGATTAAATCCAGCAACATTGTAAGCAGGTAAGTTAACAGGTAGGTCTGCTAAACCTTTTGCAGATTTTAATAGACCTATCTTATACGCTTCTATGTCCGGCGCTTCCCGGACTATCTGTTCAGTAATTTCAGCCATTTCTAGCTCCTACTTTCTTTTCTAAAGAATGCATCATACGATATAGTTTTTTTGCACCTTCTCTGCGGCTACCATTTCCAACGCCTTTTACGGCTTTAGCGGTAAGCACAAACTCTCCGTCAGACAACATTGCTGGGATAGAATCTGATGTTTCCGTGCCCGGACCATTAATTTCACCTGTTTTTCTTGGGTACAGACTAGTTATTCCCCCTCTAGCCGCATACACAGGAACTCTGCCATATTGTGGAGAAGCTGCAAAGTTAGGCGTTATTGGATTTATTATGGGAGCGTTATAACCTGGAAGACCTCCAACAATATAAGCAGAAGGGTTACGGGATATTAAAGTTTCCCCTGTAACTTTAGGATCTACTATCCCAGGAGGGGGTTGTTCGTTTGGGGTAAATCCTCCCATTAACGCACCTCCGGCTAACACAGTGCCTGTAACGGCTGGAATACTAATATTACCTTGCTTGTTGTAAAAAAAGCCCGGATCTTTTGGATCACTACTAAACAAGGAATCTTTTGCTTTATTAAATAAACCACCAACTCCAGTGCTCTCTGTTGGAGCTTGGTTTCCACCAAATTCTCTCATCCCTTGAGACATAGAAGTATCGGGTGGTTGAACACCATATTCTCTCATCCCTTGAGACATAGAAGTATCTACACGAGGGACTCCACTTACATCAACTGGAGCGGGTGGAGGTCCAACATTTATGTCTGTAGTTGCATTACCTGGAACATAGTTATTTACATTAGATTGAAGTTTAGGCGCAGTTAGGTTTGTTTCGCCTGAGGGCAAAGTGCTGATTCCATCTGCTGGGCCTCTTATAGGTGCACTTCGGTCGGTTACAGAAGCTGGTTCTCTTGCTTGATTTGAAAAAAGACCAGGATTTTCTGCTGAGGGGCTCGTGGCATTTGCTCCACCAAGATAGCTTGCTCCACCCGCTAGTGCACCACCAGTTAAGGCTCCTTGAGCAATGTTTCCACCAGTAAGCGCTGCGTAGCCACCTCCCATAATGGCACCAGTAGCAGCAGCGTTTAAATAACCACCTGCTCCAGGAAGCATGCTAGAGATACTAGGAGCAAATCCTGCCAGGGCTCCAGACGTTGCGCCTGCTATTAAAGCTTCTTTAAGACTAGACCCGCCAGCTAGTGAAACGGCTGATCCGGCAATAGCTGCGGGTATTGCTAAAGCAGCAAACCCCGCTGGTCCCGCAATTGCTAAACCCGCTGGTCCAAGAGCTACGGTCAACGCTACTGTAGCAATAATTCGTCCAACAGGAGAAGAAACAAAGGATTTAACAGCGTCGCCCACTGATTTAAATGCGTCGCCTACCGCTTTAAATATTCCGCCAAGAAAAAACTCAGGCAAACCCGTAGCAGGGTTAATTGTTCCCGAACCTCCCATAACCTTAAGCATGGCCGCTTCTTGGGGATTAATATGGGCTAGGATGGTATCGCCACCACGGCCTTTTTGACGTAATGCCTCTGCTGCGCCTGCTAGTCCACCCATAGCAAAACCTTGTGGCTGTGGCATTTGAGCTCCACTGCCTTGAGTCCTATTAAATGCTTCTTGTACAACGACCATCATGGTGGTTAAATAACCACGATCAAATTCTTCAGGGATATCTTTTGGGTCTAATCCAGCTTCTTGGATTAAACGCTGGCGGAGCTGGGGATATTGTTGTTCGTTTTTCAATAAAACTTGCAAAACTTCTAATAGAGTTTGCAAATCTTCCATTGACAAATTAAGAGAGCTGACCACCTGATCCATGGTCTGCTCATAACTACCCATGGCTTCTGGTCCAAGCTGCTGCATTACAGCATTTTTAGTTAAACCAAGACCAAGATCGTCATCTGAAGGTGCCATCATTGGAACATCTTCAGGCGCTTGAGGTAAGGTTGCAATGCCTTCTTGTGCCATGGCTAATGGTTCTCCGTTAACAAAGGGTGGTTTGAGTAGAATAATAGCATTTAAACCTTGATTATGGAACAGTTACAACGGTTACGGGTCCAATTTGACCTGTTCCTGAAACGCCTACTAATTGAACTGTGTTAATAGTTACGCTCCTTACTGTTCCTGTGCCAAATACTCCTACAACTGAGACTAATACTTCTCCCGCAGCGGTTATCCATTCAATCCCATTGTAATAAACAGGTAAGCCAAAGGTAGTGTCAAAATAATATTGTCCTACTTGAAGACCAATAGTTGGCCTGTTTGCCGTGGTGCCTGAAGGGGGAACTAAGGAATTCTGAGTAAAGTTATCAATTTGATTAAAGTAAACACGTAATTGATTCTTAAACAATTCTTGTCGTTGCTGGTTATATTCTGATTCCGAAACAAGTAAATTAGGAGATACAGAAGGACGTAAAGGTACTGCTGGCATTATCTGCGACCATCCGAACGAATATCAATTCTAGGACTACCTAATTGCCATTGAACCCCTAACGCTGTGGAATCAATCCTAAATGCCATTTGGCGACCCCGAACACGTGTAAATACTTGCCCTGTGTATTCTTCAACAGGAAAGGTTGCTGTTCTAGTAACAGTTGGATTATCCGAGGCGCCGTAAGCAGAACCTGAGTTAACTCTTGGTTTAACGGTTAAAGTAATTTGTGGGTTTGTTACGGTTGACCCACTAAAAGTAAGGTCAGGTAAAATACGCCAAACAAAACCAAAGTTGTGTCCATCTCCAATATCAAAATCAGAAGTTTCAATATGAGCTGTAATTGCCACAGGTGTACCTGTGGCTTCGTCATCTATAGAAGCTTCGTGATACAACAAGCGTGCATTGTAATCAGCGGCAAAAGGAAAATCTCGTAAACCAGAATGTAACCATGCAGTACGACCTAACGTTCCGTAATACCAACTACCTTCAATAATATTGTAGATTACATAGCTGTCAATTACGTTTGAGCCCGTAGAAGGGTAAAACCACCAAATTTCATTAAATTCTTCGTTATAACCTACATGACATTGCCAAGCTTGATCTTTATTTAATCGACCATAAATAAAAGAACGAAGGCTACAGGGCAGTGTTTGTACTCGACCATCGTAAAAATAAAATTTGTCTGTACCCATCCAATAGGTTAGGTTATTAGCAGTAATTACAGCATTTGGACCAATTAACGTTACGTTGTCTTGAATAATATTAAAACCCCATACATAAGGAGGCCCAAGGTATTGCATGGAATATATGGCTGAATCTGTCCATATTAAAATTTCTTGACGAGTGTTACGAGCAGCTAAAATAAAAGAACCGTTATTTAATCTAAATTCACCTGCCTGATTTGTTGCTTCGGGCACCCAGTTATAAGGATTTTCCTGATCTGACCAACGCACTAGCATAGGATCAAAAACAGTATTTGCATTAGCAGAGTCGTAAGAATTTGAACCAAAACAAATAACAAAGCGTTGAATGGCAGAAGAAACAATTTGATTGGTTTGTAATGGTACAAATTGACCCGCAAATCCGGCTGAGGTAGATGCAGAAGAAAGAGTTATAGCACGAGCTGCAATTCCTGTACTAGCTTCCCAATAATAAGGAGGGCCGCCACGAGGAGCTAATAATAAATCTTCACCAAAATTATCTTGAGTCCATAAACGTAGCTGTATGTCCACTCCTAAAGGAGCTCCTAATCCCCAAGCTAAACGACCCCAATAACCTGCATTCCAGCCATTGTTTCCAGAAAATACGTTAGGACCTGTATTAATTTGATAAGCGGCAACAACAGATGCGCCGCCTCCTCCTACATCCGAGACATTTGCTAAAACAGCAGCACCGGGGGTAGTAACCGAAGAAACTGCTCGTGCTTGAATAGTGTATTGAGAGCTGCTAATAAAAGTAACTTGATATTCTTGATTTAAAATAGCTGCAGTGATATTACCGCCAAGACTTACTGCGCCGCTAAAAGTAACAAAATCATTTTGTTCACAACCATGTCCTGCATCTGTTACAAGAATAGTAGCTGAACCTGATGTAGCAAAAAAAGGATTGTTTGCTAAGCTAACTGTTTTACGAATTGGAGTAATGTCATAATAACCACCTCCAAGCTCAAGATAAAATTTTAAATTTGTTCCAAGTGAAACAATATTATTGCTGTTAAGAGTTACCCAATTCCAAAGAGAACGGCATACTCCTAAAAAAATAGAACTAGATAGCTGAACCCAACCACCAATTTTTTGTGGCAATCCAGAACGAAACCGAATTTTATCGCAGTCAAAATACCCTCCCTCACCTGTGTAGGTTGTAACTTCTTTATTAATTCCTGGTTTAAATTGTAATTTAGTTAATGACATACGGGTTTACCCTAGGAATATACTCTTGTTCCAGTTTTGTCAATGATAAGGGCTTGCCGCCTTGGTGTCATGTCTTTTGTGTTAGGGATTGAAATATGCGTCCAGCGGTCAAACTCACGGATAATTTGGTCGTAGCCAAGACCTGCCGCCATTACCGTCTTAACCACCTCATCAGGGGTCATACCTGGCACCCGTAAATCAGCGGCACATCCTA